ATTTATAACCAAATCAAAGAGGTTGCAGACATTGAAGATTTTTGGTATTTTGAAAAGGATAAGTCCGGTAATGATAAAATTAAGATTGATGCTTTTAAATATAAATTATTCTTAGAGCGTAATGGATTTAAAAAATACTTTCCAAATGAAACCCAAAAGCCTACCTGGGTAAAAATCGAAAGCAATAAGGTCTCTGAAACATCCATAGAAAAGATTAAGGATTTTGTTTTAGACTACCTTCTTAAAAACGGAGAGCATAATGTTTGGGGATTTTGTGCTAATTACATGACTCTTTTTAGTGAGAATTATTTGCTCATGCTTAATACAATTGATTTAATGCTATTAAAAGACTTAAAGGATAAATCATTTATTGCCTTTAAAAACGGTATTTTAGAGGTTACTAAATCAACTGCCAAACTTATTGATTACATTGATGTTAATGGGTATGTATGGGAATCACAGATTATACAGCGTGACTTTGCAAAGAGCGATTATATTGAAAATGATTATAAGGTTTTTGTAAATAATATATCAAACTCAAACCCAATGCCTATTGAATGTACTATTGGATACCTTCTATCGACTTACAAGAATAAAATGAATAATAAGGCTATAATCTTAAATGATGAGGTTATAAGCGAAAACCCAGAAGGGGGAACAGGCAAAGGGTTACTTGTTCAAGGACTCCGGCAGATCAGGCGTGTGTCAATTTTGGATGGCAAGACCTTTGATGATAAGAAGTCGTTCCCGTATCAGACAGTAAACCCTGAAACGCAAATATTAGTATTTGATGATGTTAAAAAGAATTTTGACTTTGAGAGCAAATTCAGCATCGTTACTGAAGGCATGACATTAGAACGTAAGAATAAGGATGCTATAAAAATAAAGGTTGAGGACAGTCCCAAGATGATGATCAGCACAAACTATGCGATAAAAGGAGAGGGTAATAGTCATGATAGACGTAGGCATGAGATTGAAATATCACAGTACTATGGCAGGAAATTAACCCCTTATGATGAATTTAATAAACAACTTTTTGATGACTGGGATTTATCAGAGTTTGAACGCTTTGACAATTACATGGTCTTATGCTTACAATTATATCTTAATAATGGATTAATCAAACAGGATGCTAAGAATATTAAACTTAGGAAATTTATTGCTGAAACTTCGATGGAGTTCTATGAATGGATTAGGGATACCGAAAATGTGGCATTAAACACAAGACATGATAAGGTCACCTATTTCAATAATTTTATTGATGAGTACCAAGACTTTAAGAAGTGGCTAACCCGCAAGAAATTTAATATCTGGATACAGAAATATTGCACCTTTGCAGATTTTGATTATAATGATGGCAATTCAAATGGAATGAAATGGTTTAGCATAGGAAAGGAGGTTGACGATGATCCAATCCCTTTTTAAACTGCGAGATTATCAGCAGGATTTATCAGATAAAGCCTGCACGATATTGAGTCAAAACAGAATGGTTTACTTTTCAATCGAGGTTCGATGCGGAAAGACTCTTATAGCCTTAGAAACTTGCAAAAAATTTGGTGCCAGTTCTGTTTTGTTTATTACTAAAATCAAGGCATTTCAGTCTATACAGTCAGACTATGATAATTTTGGATATACTTTTGATATTAAAATAATCAATAAGGAATCAATACATAAGATTGAAAGCAATAAATTTGATGTTGTAATCTATGATGAAGCGCACCAGTACGGAGCGTTCCCGAAGGCAGGAACAAACCAAAAGATTATGGTTAAACGATTTGCAAATATACCCTGCATCCTTATGACAGGCACAAGCACCCCGGAATCATTTTCACAAATCTATCACCAGCTTCAGCTTTCAAGCAATAGCCCCTACAAAAATTATAAAAACTTTTATCAATGGGCAAAGGACTATGTTCAGGTCAAGCAAAGGAATTTAGGCTACGCCGTTGTATCTGATTATAACGATGCGGATTCTGTCCGAATTATGGCAGACATGAATGCATTTACTTTACGTTTTACACAAAAAGAATCAGGATTTGTCAGCAAGGTAAATGAAATAGTATTAAGCGTAAAGATGCAGCACAGAACCTATGAGATTATTAAAAAATTAAAGCGCGATTTTGTTGTAACTGGATCAAAAGGTATAATTTTAGCAGATACAGGAGTCAAACTCATGCAGAAAGAACACCAGCTTACAAGCGGAACTGTTAAGCTTGAAGATGGGACATCTATTATTTTGGATGACACTAAGGCAAGGTTTATTTTGAACAAATTTAAGGATGATAAAATAGCAATATTTTATAAGTATGTCGCTCAATTACAAAACCTAAAGAATGTTATTGGTGATAGACTTACAACTGATTTGGAAGAGTTTAACACAACTGATAAATGGATTGCGTTGCAGTTTGTGTCCGGAAGGGAAGGTATTAATCTTTCTAAGGCTGATTTTCTTGTGATGGCTGAAATAGATTTTTCAGCAGTTACCTACTGGCAGGCACGTGATAGAATGACAACCAAATACAGAACAGAAAATTATGTCTACTGGGTTTTTGCTGAAGGAGGTATGGAGTCTAAGATTTATAAACTTATTCAAAAAAAGAAAAATTTCACATTAGCGCACTATGAAAGAACAACAGGTACAAAGCAAGATTATCAAGCGATTAGAGGATCAGGGGTGGTACGTAATAAAATTAATCAAAACCAATAAAAATGGCATACCTGATCTCGTTGCATTTAAAGATAATGACTTTCAATTTATTGAGGTTAAGACAGAGACAGGAAAATTATCAGAGTTGCAAAAGTTTAGAATAGAGGAATTAAAAAGTAAAGGATTTAAAGTATATGAATTGCGAAACTGAACTATTACCATTGAATATCGGTGGCAGGGGTAAACGATACGGCAATCGGCATGAAAAAAAAATAATTGCTGAAGCATTAGAGTATTGCATTGGTAATAACATACCTCCGACCGAAGCTGGCAGATTGCTTAATTTACCAATGGCAACCGTTGCTGATTGGATGACTAAGTACTGGTTTTACAAAAAAATAGATAATCCGATAATATTAACACTACAATCCAATGTTTAATCATTTACACCAATGCATATTAATGGACTTTTTTAGAAAAAGGTCATTAATGAAGTATAAGATTGAAGATATTTGTGAGGCTATTATGTCTTACTATGAAAAGCAATAAATATAAAGTATGATAGCGGACAAAGATTTAGCAAAGGCTTTCCTGATAGTTGATAATATGAAGCAAGGAGAAATAATTAGTATAAACAACATTTTAGAAGAACGCCGCGACCTATTCATCCGCTGCATCAAACAACGGATAGATACTTTGAATGATTGTGAATTTAATCCAGATTATACAAAAATTAGGAAGTTATCAGATTTTTGTAACTTTGATTTGAATAATTAGTTAACTGATTTAAACTAAATAATTTGTATGGCAGATGGTAGAAAAAATAATACTGGCAAGATAGGTAATAATGGAGGCAGACCGCCTAAATCAGATGAGATAGCATTAATTGCAAGATTATCACCTATGGATGATCTGGCGTTAAAATTGCTAAATGATAAGTTAGAGGAGGGCGATATGGCAGCGCTTAAAATGTTTATGGAATACAGATGGAGCAAACCAAAGCAAGAAGTTTCCGTAGATGGTGATTTGTTGTTAAGCATCCCTGCCCCAATAATTTACAATACTGCTCCGCCATTAGCCAATAATGAAAATGAGATAGAAGATGTTTAAATGCTCTCCTGTCTTTTATGAGAATTATAAGGCGAAAGAAAAGGTCTTAATTAATCAAGGCGGCACATCTTCCAGCAAGACCTACTCAATCATGCAACTGCTATTTTATAAAGCAGTCACAGAGCAAAGGTCAGTCATTACAGTAGCTGGGGAATCATTGCCAAACTTGCGTAAAGGTGCGTACCGGGATGCAGAGAATATCTTTGCAGATAACAAATATTTACAGTCCCAGTTAAAATTTTGGAATAGAACCGAAAGAATTATCTATTTTAAGAATGGTTCTTTGATTGAGTTTGTATCTTTCGAAAATGAGCAGTCTGCTAAGAATGGTAAGCGTGACTATCTTTTTGTGAATGAGGCTAATGGTATAAGCTACCAGATCTATTGGCAGTTAGCTATTAGGACTAAGAATCAAATTTACATAGACTACAACCCGACTAATGAGTTCTGGGCGCATACTAAGTTAATCGGTCAGCCAGATACTAAGCTAATTATCTCAGATCACAGGCATAATCCATTTATATCTCAAGAGGATCATCAAAGGATTGAGGATATTAAGGAATTAGACTTAGAACTATGGCGAGTTTATGCCAGAGGTTTGACAGGTAAAATTGAGGGCGTTATTTTTAGAAACTGGGCCATTTGTGAACGGATCCCAGAGGATGCGGAACTAATCAGCTATGGCATTGACTTTGGTTTCACGAATGATCCGACAGGCATAATAGAAGTTTACAAATCAGGCGGCGAGTTATGGGTAAATGAGATGTGTTATGAGACTAGGCTAACTAACATGGATATTTGTCGTAAGCTGCGAGAATTTGGAGTTACTGAAGATCAAGAGATTATTGCGGATAGCGCAGAGCCTAAGTCAATACAAGAAATCTATGCCGAAGGTTTTAACATACATGGCGCGATGAAAGGGCCCGACAGTATCAAGCAAGGCATTGACATTCTTAAAAGATATAAGATAAATGTTACCGCAAATAGCCATAATCTAAAAAAGGAATTATTTAGCTATATTTGGAAAAAAGATAAAACAGGCAGGATGCTGAATGAGCCTATTGATTCTTTTAATCACCTCATTGATCCGTTGAGGTATGTGGCATTGAATAAGTTAGCATCTAAAATTAAACAAGAATATTCATTTGATTGGAATTAACATGGGCGTATTTTCTAAGATATTCAAAGCTGACATTGAGAAGGCAGCTACTACTCAACTTGAGGCGTTAATGCCTGGACTTCAGCAACAGATAACCGCTAACCTTTATAATCAAAATGTATTTGGCTGGATTGGCAATAATCAGGTCATAGTTGACTTTGAAGATAAGGTAAAGTTTGTTGAGGAAGGATTCAAGAAAAACGCAGACATATATACCTGCATTGATATTATCTCTAAGAAAATAGCAGAGTGCGCTTATTGCCTATACGAAGTAAAAGAAGGCGTTACTAAAAAGCATTTAAAGGTTTTTGAGAACATGTCAATGGCTGAGGGCCCAACTGCTAAGATGCGGACTTTGCAACTTAAAGAGCAGATGTTTAATCAGGTTGAAAGCAATCCTATTCTTGACCTATTAGCCAAGCCTAATCCGCAACAGACTTACGAGGAATGGATGACTGATTTAGCTGGGTTCTTTTTATGTACTGGCGATGGTTACATTTTTGGAAATGGCAAGGATCCTGCAATGACCGAGAAACAAATCTGGTCACAACTTTACTCTTTGCCTAGTCAGTTTATTGAAATTATCTCTGGAGGTATGTTTGAGCCTATCAAAGGTTATCAGATGCGATCGGTTTATATGACCGAAGTTCCAATACCGGCTCACCAAGTTGTGCATTTTAAATCATTTAACCCTGACTTTACGCTAACAGGAGCGCAGTTATACGGACAATCACCAATCAAAGCTATTTACAGAAACGTATTAAAAGAGAATGAGGGTGATAACGAGTTATTAAAGCAGATACGTAATGGAGGCGCTTATGGTTTTATCTCACCAGATGGCCCGGGCGCAAGTTTGACTAAAGACCAAATGAATGTGCTGAAAGAAAAGTTTGTAGAGGCAAAGCGTGGCGAGACTTTGATGGATAGGATCTTCCCAAGTTCAGGCCCTTTGAAATGGACACAGATAGGAATGCCATCTACTGATTTGCAGTTAATTGAATCGCTAAATATTGACACTAAAAAGATATATGCAGCTTTTCACGTGCCAATCCAATTCTCTGGTAGTGAGTCCGCATCAACAGACAATAATATGGGTTGGGCATCTAAGCAGTTGATCTATAACGCAACCGCTCCACTATCTCGCAAAATCAGAGATGCTATCAATAAGTTTGTGTGCGAACCATACGCCAAAGCCTACGGTAAGAAATATTACTTTGATTTTGATTTCAGTAGTTATCCGGAAATGCAAGAGGATATGGCAAAGCTGACTGCATGGCTAAATCAGTCCTATTGGATTACTCCTGATGAGAAACGTATTGCTCAAGGCTATGATAAAATCAGCACTAAAGAGATGGGTAATATTTACGTACCGGCTAATCTAGTTCCGATTGAGGAACTCTCGCTAGATGCGGCGTATAACAATGCTACAATCAATGGCAAGTAGTGTTAAATATCATAAAACATATTTAAAGCTACATAAGGAGTATGAGGCTTATGCTTATCCTATCATTAAGAAGGCATTAGATGATCAGACAGGTGCAGTTGCTGACTTTGTCAATGAGGACAACTTTGACAATATAGAATTATACATTGAGTTCCTTGTCCAACAGAAACCTTTGTATTCTGGCTTAGAAAAGATATACACAAAGGTTGGCGTATCAGCTGCGACATTTTCCTATGACTGGATTCGTAACTCAGTACCAAAAAACAAAAAGGATTTTATAATAGATTTCTTTAATGCCGCTTGGTATGAGGAAATGGTAAACTATTTTAGACTAATCGGAGGTACTAAGGTTACAGGCATTGATGATACAACTAGAAATATTGTCAAAAACTTATTAGCTAATATTTTAGGACAAAATTTGTCCAGACGAGATCAGGCAAAGCTATTTGAGGAATCATTAAACGATCCTGCATTTAACAGAGCAAGGTCATTGGTTATAGCAAGAACAGAATCAACAACTGCTGCAAACTTTGGTATAAACATGGGTGCTGAGAGTTCCGATTATGAGGTGCAAAAGTTTTGGATAAACACAAAGGATAAGCGCACAAGGAGAAGTCATTTGCTAATGACGCAAGATAGAATAGCCATAAATCAGCCTTTTATAGTTGGTGGCGTTCCAATGATGTATCCAGGTGAGGTTGGCGCACCTGCTGCGGAGGTTGTTAATTGCCGGTGCGTAATGGCTACCGAAGCTATAAAGGATGCAGATGGATTGCCGATATTAAAACCGAGAACTGCACCTTATCTAAAGAAAGCTAAAACCTATACTGACTACCCACAGGCAGCAACTAATAACGCAAAAAGAGCCTTAAAATGGGTTGAAGCAAACGGATGGGGCGAATGTGGTACACCTGTCGGCAAAGCTAGGGCCCGACAGTTAGCTAATAGAGAACCTTTGTCTAGAGATACGATTGCTAGAATGGCATCATTTAAAAGACATCAACAACATGCAGATGTTCCATATTCTGAGGGATGCGGTGGTTTAATGTGGGATGCATGGGGCGGTACGGCAGGTGTTGAATGGGCAATTAGAAAATTAAATGAAATTGATAATGAATAAAAGTATATTTACATAAATTTTCAATTATGAAAGGATTATTGGAATATAAAAACTTTAAAGCCGAAATTAAGGACATGGATTCTGAAAGGATGACTGTTACCGGCTACTTTGCGAGTTTTGGGAATATGGATTATGATGATGATATCATCATGCCCGGCGCAGCGAATAAGACAATTGCAGAACGTGGTCCAATGGGATCTAATGAGATATTCTTTTTAAATCAGCATAACTGGTCACAACCTCATGGAAAGCCAATGGTATTAGAGGCTCAGGAAAAAGGAATTTACTTTGAAAGTAAGGTAGCGCCTACAAGCTACGGCAGGGATGCAATGATTCTTTATGCAGAAGGTATTGTAGTTCAGCACTCTATTGGGTTTAGTACGATTAAGTCAGACTATGATCAGCAAACAGGAATGCGAATGATTAAAGAGATTAAATTATATGAAGGATCTAACGTAACTTTGGGTGCTAATCCAGAAACTCCATTTACAGGATTTAAATCTTTGACAATGGCAGAGATTAACGATCAGATTGGTAAAATGATTAAGCTACTAAAAGATGGTAGCTTAACGGATGAAGGCTTTGGTAGATTAGAAATTGCATTAAAGCAGTTTCAGTTGGAAGCCTTCAATTTAGGTAAAAATTCACTATTAGATAAAGAGCCGGTAAAGTCCACTCCTAAAACTGATGAGCCGAATATATTAACAAGTTTAATTAACGTCTTAAAAAATTAGAAATGGACAATTTAGAATTAAAGGCTCAGGAGTTGCTAGATGCAAACAAAGCCAAAACATTAGATGAAGCAAAGACTATCATTGCAAACGCTATCAGCGAAGCTACTAAGGCAGCTGATTTAAAGCTAGAAGATTTACAAAAATCTACAAGTGTTAGAATTGATGCAATGGACAAAGCATTGCTTGAAGCGCAATCAGAGGCTAACAGAATGAAAATTGAAGCTAAAGAAGCAAAACCAATTTCTTTCAATCAAGCATTCGCTACTGCAATGGATGAGAACTCTGATAACTTGGAGAAATTCAAAAGAAAAGAGATCAAGCAGTTTTCTATGGAGTTAAAGACTGTTGGCGATATGTCATTGTCTAACATTACTGATCTTGCTGCTGCAAACGTTCAGATGCTACCGGGTATCATTCCTGCTGCGCCACGTAAGTTGCACATCAGATCATTACTTCCAACTGGCGTAATGACTACATCTGCAATTCACTACTTGCAAGAAACAGGTTCTGAAGGATCAGTTGCTGCATGGGCAGATAATTCAGGAAGCAAGTCTCAAATTGATTACGATTTGACAGAAGAGGTTGCACCATCTGAGTTCATTGCAGGTTATCTTCGCATAACTCGCAAGGCGCTTGATGATATCTCTGCTATGCGTTCTTATCTTCAAAGCCGCTTACTTGAGCAGTATCTTGATGCTGAGGATAATCAATTACTTAACGGATCTGGAGTATCTCCAAATTTAGGTGGTTTGATTACCAATGCTGAGGCTTACTCAGGATTCCGTACTATTCAAGTTGAGAAATTAGTTGATTCAATTGCACAAATTGATGGAAACAATCACTCTGCAAATGGTATCTTGTTAAGTCCAGAGCAGTATTATGCTCTATTGCTTACCAGAGGAACTACCAATGATTACACATTGCCAGGGCTAGGAACTGTAACCTCTGTGAATGGTCAAATGTTTATCTCAGGTGTTCCAGTATTCAAGTCTACTGCAATGAGCGATTCTAAGTACTTAGTTGGTGACTGGTCAAAAGGTGCGCAGCTATATGTTCGTGAGAATCCAATTGTAAGATTCTTTGAGGAAGATGGTACTAACGTTCGTGAGAACAAGATTACAGTTCGTGTTGAAGGTAGAATTGCTTTACCTATCTACTATACTGATGCATTTGTGACTGGTTCACTCAATGCAAATCCAAGCTAACTTTTTTAGTGTTTATGGGGAAGCCTGTCGAGAAATCGGCAGGTTTTTTTTGTTTCATTAAGTTATTAAAATAAATTATATTTGTTTTATGTTTAAAGCCAACTTTATCGGTGAAGCAGGATTATACAAGAATGAAGAGTATAAAATCTGTATTGGCGTTATAAATGGTTGGATTCATGTCCGAAGAAAGTGCGGTGCAGGTCGCGTAAATTACCCATCAATATTAGAGTTCCTAAGAGATTGGGATAACATCCGTAAAATATGAGAATTTTCCATTTAGGATTAATGGTTGCGCCACCTCCTAATGATTCGGCACGTAAAGCCTTTATTGCAAATTGCGATGATTACATCGAACTATCAACAGGCGCAAATGATGTAAACCAAGAGGCGATTAGAATAGCCAGAGAGTTTTTGCCTGATATAATCTTTATGCAGATACAAAGTCCTAACATTATACATATAGAAACTGTAAAGGCTATGCGGGAAACAGGCGCATGGATTTGTAACTGGAATGGTGACATCAGGGATCAAACACCAGCATGGATGATTGAAATGTCTCCTTACATTGATAAGACTTTGTTTTCCAATATGCGCGATGTTGCTAATGTAGTAAATGGAGGATATTTAGAAATAGGATACGATCCTGAGATATACAAGCCAGAGGGCGAGATAGGCAATTGCAGAGAGATTTCATTCTTTGGCAATAATTACGGACAGGCTCAATTTCCGTTAAGCAAATTGCGAATTGAAATGAATATGATGTTGCATAAACACTTCGGTAATAGGTATGGCGTTTACGGAAATAATTGGTTTAATTCATCCGGTAACTATAATCATTCACAGGCAGAGGAATCAAAAGCATATAGGGCCACTAAAATAGCAATCAATCTTAGCCATTACGATGTAGATTCTTATACTTCGGACAGAATATACAGAATCTTAGGCTCAGGGGCGTTTTGCTTATGCAAGGCTTATCCTAATATGCCTTTTATTGATGGCGTTCATGTTAAAGTATGGAATACTTTACCTGAGTTGCTAAATTTAATTAACTATTATCTGGATGACAAGAATGAAGATGAGCGCAAAGCAATAGCCAAGCAGGGCAATGAGTTTGTTAAGGCTAATTATACATTTGATAACATGATAAAGAATTTAATTAAGATATATGAGCAAAATTAAGGTGTTGGGTTTTATGACTATTCATTACGCAGGTGATTACTTGCGTGAGGCTTTGATGTCTGTTGTAGAGCATGTGGATAAAATGGTTATTGCTTATAGCATGATGCCAAGTCAAGGTCATGGAACGTTATTAACATGCCCTGATTCTGAGGGTTATATATTTAGCATTTGTCAGGATGTATTAAAAGATAAATTAATCTGGGACAGAGCCGATAGATACGGAGCTGAGAATGAGCATAGATCGGTCAAGTATAGATACTCTGAGGGTTATGATTTGGTATTCACAGTAGATTCAGATGAGGTTTATAAAACGGATGAATTGCAGAAGTCTTTTAAATATGCTTATTGGGGCGTAGATCGGTTTTATGGAGTCGATGGATTTGTAAACTTTTGGCGCTCTTTTGACTATGCTTGTTATGATGGTTTTAGACCCATTAGATTAGAAAACCTGCATAGAAAAGAGCATACGCAAGATTTAAACCTAAAGCAGACTATTTATCATTTTAGCACCTGTCAGCCAGAGCCAATCATGCGATACAAGTATAATGTATTTGGACATGCTCACGAAGTTAGAAAAGACTGGCTAAATGATATTTACTATAAATGGAAACCTAATAACCAATTTGATGATGTGCATTGTGTGGCGTTTAATCTTTGGAATCCTGTACCATTTGACAAATCAGTTTTACCTAGCTATTTAAAAAGCCATCACAATTATAACAAAGTTTTAGTATGAACGCAGCTATTATTATTGATGACAGGGAAGATGTGGCTCAGGGGGCAATCGCAAGGCATAAAAGGTTTATACCAAAGTCTTGGGATATCTTTCACATTCAACCGCCTTATGCTGGAGGTATCTATTCTTTAAAGTCTGCCAAGGATTACAATGCAGTTTTAACAAATCCATCTTTGTGGAAGGGATGCCGCTATGATCGGGTGCTAATCTTTCAGCATGATTCTGGGTTGCTTAAAGAAGGCATTGAGGAGTTTTTAGAATGGGATTTTATAGGATCGTGGATTAAGAACATACCGGGTTGCATGAATGGCGGTTTAAGTATTCGCAATCCTAAAGTTATGCATGAGATATGCTTAAATCATCGTTATAAAGGAATGGCAGAGCATGGCAATGAAGATATTTACTTTTGCAATAAGATGCGAGAGTTAGGATATAAGTTACCAGATAAAGAAACTTGCAATCAATTTGCCGTAGAGACTGAGTTTGCTTATGGCTCAGTAGGCTATCACGCCATAGATAAGTATCATAAAAATTATAACCTTTTACTAAATCAATATGATTGATAAAATATTAAAAGTAAGCGCAGAGGAGTTAAATGCAATTAATCTGTCTAAGTATCTAAAAAGTACCGATGATTTAGGATTCCCAAAAGGCTGGTTTTACATGGATGCAGGTTTAGAGCATTATAGATTACTATCTTATATCAGCACTTTATATAACGGAGCTACTCTGTTAGACATTGGAAGCTATCAGGGAAGCTCTGCCATAGCTTTGTCGTTTAATAAAAAAAACAAAGTTATCAGCTATGACATTAAGCATCAGCCAGAGATAGCTGATATTAAAATACCTAACATTCAATTTATTAAAGGCAATGTTTTAATGCATGAGATTGCAAGTCCTTTTATCATGCTAGATACTTACCATAACGGCGAGTTTGAGCAAAAGTTTGCTAATCATTTGCTAAAGATTAATTACAAAGGCTTAGTCATGTTTGATGACATCCATTTGAACAATGAAATGAGTAATTTTTGGAATGGATTAAAGAACGAAAAATACGATTTAACACATATAGGACATCATACAGGTACAGGCATAGCTATTTATGATTAATTTATTTACATCAATTTATACCGATAAAAGTCCGATAAGGCAAAAAGAATTAATCTACTGCCTGAATAAAAACATAGAGAATCAGCTTATAGATAAAATTTATCTTTTTGTTGATGGATTTGTAGAGCTGCCAGAATCTGATAAGCTAGTTACAATAGAATTTCAGCGACCTACTTATAGGGATTTTTTTAATCTGATTGACAGAACAGTCACAAGCAGAAATGATATATCAATGGTCGCAAATACAGATATTTATTTTAACCATACGCTTAGCCAGTTGACATTAAATGAACGGCAATGCATAGCCTTAAGCAGGTGGGATGATAAGATTGGTGGCTTAAAGTTACATAATGAGCGGTTTAGTCAGGATGTTTGGATTTTTAGAGGAAAGATGCGGAATGTAAATTTTTGCGATTTCTATTTAGGTATACCGGGTTGTGATAATCGGATTGCTTATGAATTACATAGCGCAGGTTATGCGCTTTATAATCCTGCTACAAGAATTCAAGCTATTCACTATCATAGAAGCGATCTGCATAATTACGATGGCAGAACATTAAAGATACAAAGACCATATCTGTTTATACCTGTAACATGAACATATTACTTAGCCCAGGCATTTACTTACCTCACCAGAGAGCAGGATCAGAAATCTATTTGCATCGGGTTGTAACTTATCTAATGAGCAAAGGGCATCAGGTTAAGGCAGTAACTAGATGCCCTGAAAATTACAGTTATGAGGGCATACAGATTTATAAGGCTAAAGACAATTACAAGCAATGCCATAATGATTTATGGGATTGGGCAGATTTGGTGTTCTGCCAACTATCAGGCACTTATTATGCCATGAATAAACAAAGGCTGAACCCTAAAAAGGTTATAAACTTTGCTCACAATAACGTAGGCTATCCGCAGGTTAATATTAGACCAAATACTTATACAGTTTATAACTGCGAGAACACTAAAAGGGAATTAAACTACAATCAGGAAACCTATACTTTGTATGCACCAATAGATTACAGGGATTACTCAACTAATAGACCAGAAGCTGAGTATGTAACGCTAATAAACCATAACGAAAACAAAGGCGGTCAGATATTAATAGAGATTGCAAAGCGGATGCCTAAAACAAAGTTTTTAGCAGTACAAGGCGGTTACTATCATCAGATCAAAGATGAAAAGGTTAGGAATATAAAATATGTACCTTTAATTGATGATGTGCGGAAGTATTTAGCGATGACAAAGGTTCTAATTGCGCCAAGCGAGTATGAGAGTTACGGGATGGCTCAAATAGAGGCTCTGTGTTGCAATATTCCTGTTATTGCATCTGATATACTAGGATTCAGAGATAGTCTTGGAGATGCAGGGATATTTGTCAACAGAAACGATATACAAGCGTGGGTGGATGCGATTACTAATATTGATACCATTAAGACAAAAAAAACTCCTCTGCAAAGAGCAAAACAATTAGATCCTGCGGAGGAATTACCCAAGTTTGAAAATTGGTTAAATAAAATATGTAATTTAGCATTATCGTAATGGAAAAAAAAGAGTATTTAAAACAACCCTTTAAACCTAAACAGAATGAACCAGTTAAATGTAGTGAGCCTAGCGGATGCCAAGATGTACCTGAGATTAGACCTAGACTATACAATAGAAGATGGCTTAATAACATCATTAATAAAATCTGCGGTAAATCAAGCCGAGCAGTTTACTTTGCAGGTATTATGGCAGAGGCAAATGAGTTTGATTACGCCTGTTTCTGGTGCAGTTAAAATATATGAGTATCCTTTGATCTCGGTTGAAACTGTGGTTGATCCTGATATGGCTCTGCTAACATTTGAAACAATCGAAACGCAAGGCTATACAGAGGTCATTTCAGATACGGCAGGGTTTAATACAGTTACGTTTGTAGCAGGTTACGGATGGAATTATGAGGGCGGATCTGAGGTGCCAGATGATATTGAAACTGCAATTAAAGAAATGATTACTTTTTATTACGAAAACAGAGATAATCCAGTTGTAGGTATGCCTACGATTGCAACTTTGTTACTATCTCCTTACAGACGCATAACACTATTCTAATGAATCCGGGCAAGTTAGATAAGCGCATTACATTTGGCACGTTTACATCAGTTGAAAATGCCTATCAGGATTACGTGATTACGTTTGTGCCTGTTTTGGCTACATGGTCAAATATTAAACCTTACGATGGTAATAGACAGTTACAAGCGCAAGAACAGGTCATAAATCAGGTCTTTAGATTTACAATACGGTATAGAAAAGACTTTGCACCAACAAAGGACATGCGGATTCTTTATGAGTTAAATCTTTTTACTATTCATTCGATTAGGAATGTAGATGATACATTCAGGTTTTACGAGATAATGGCATCGGTAACGGATGATAATAATGGCTTCTAAAATAAACATTTCTAAACTTTTATCTCAGATTGATTCGTTTGGCCATGATGCTAATAGGTTAGCGGTTGCAGTAACTAACGAAACTACGCAAGGCATGGTTACTCAGGCTCAGTTAAGAGTAGTAGTTGATTTGGGACAGTTAAGACAGTCAATAGGAAAAACAACTGCCAGAGTAGGTTTTAATAGATCATTCTTTTTTGCTAACGCTCCTTATGCTGCTTACGTTGAGTTTGGAACTGGAAGCGGAGTTATTATACCAAATGGCTTTTCAGACATGGCTGCACCTTTTAAGGGCAAAGGAATAAGGATAAGAAATTATCCGGCTAAGCCTTTTTTTATTCCTAGCTACCTAGAGGGCATCCAACAATATCCTAAAACTTTAAGAAAAGTATTGGAAGTTCAAACTCGAAAATATAATGCAAAAAAATAATTACATTTGAGAAATGAAAGATGCTAATTTATCAATACTGAATGCATATAAGAGCGCTCTAGCCAATTTAATAGTCGGTAGCGTTACTATTCCAGTATATAGTAAGTCAGCACCTTTAAAAAATGTACCAGCAAAATATGTAATTTTATCTAGCCAGACCAGATTACAAGAACAAACAAAGTGCGGATATTGGTATCTTTGCACAATTAACGTGCAGATAGTAACCAAATACCCTAATGGAACAGGCGATTTAAGTTTTGCAATGGTAATCGCAGAGGAAATACAAAACAGAATACAAGTTACTAACTTAACTTTAAGTAACTTTATAAATGTTGAAACCTTACAACTATTAACAAATGAAGTGATACTAGAAACAGAAACAGAAAACATATTTCAATACATATTAACTTTTCAACACAAATTAAATAGAAACTAAAAATGGCAGACGAGCAATTTTATTCAGGCAGTTTATTCATGCTATATATCAGGACAGGCGGCGCCTGGAAACCTGTAGCGTGTTTAACATCAAACGGAATTTCCGAAAGCTGGGATTTCGCAGAAACAGTAACCAAATGCGATCCTGGAGTAACCAGACGCAAACCGACAACCTATTCTTTTGAGATACCTTTTGAGGGTGTTTTTACAGATACGTCGGGTGCTGGTGGTGATAACGCTAAAGCATCATGGGATCGTATATCAACTATTGCAAGGGCAAAGACTTTAACCGAGTTTCAAGTAGCTTTACTTAAAACAGATGGCACAGAAGAGCCTAATTTTTCAGCGCAATATGGCTATGCTTACTTTAGTGCTTTAGAGATTACAGGCGCAGAGGGTGATTTTATTACCTTTACAGGCACTTTGTTAGGTGATGGCGATATTACGACTACTGATCCATATCCTGGTTATTAATGGAGGGACATTTAACGTACAAAATAGGTGAGCTAGATAGGCAGATGTTCTTTGGCAATTATGCTCTAGAGCAAACGCTTACTCACTTTAATGCATCGGTGACTGATTTATCAGATTTGTTAGGTAAGCAATTACTGCCCTTTTTAAGAGTTTTTATTTATCATGCATCGGCTTACCCTATACTAAAGAAAGGCGAGATCGTAGACTTCACAGAGTTTGATGTTCACGATTGGATTGATAACTCTGGAGGATCAGGCGGTGAGTTTATCCTGACAGTTTCTAAAGAAGTATTTAGAGTGTTAGGTTTAAACACAGAGGTAACCGAGCAAAAAAAAAGCAAACAGGAAAGTTAAATTGGAATAAAGATGTGTTGACTTTTGCTTTTGGAGAACTCGGTTTGATGCCTGATGACTTTTATGCCTTGACATGGAATCAATATATATTGAAATGTCAAGGCTTTTTTAATAAAGAAAAAAAGGACTGGGAGCGGGTTGGTTGGTCAACGTGGAACGGAATGAGAGTTCACGTTAATAAAGGGATGCCTAGTTTTAAAAAGTTCATGGCTTTTATCTATGAAAATGATGAGATAGCAGACATGGATATAATTAAAGAACAAATGAATAAGGCGATGCTTAAATACTTAGAAGATGCAAGGAATTGAGATACCTATTGGCGCTGATTTAAGTCAATTAAAAGCTGCGCAGAAGGAAATAAAAGACAGATTAAAACAATTAGCCGACGATGCAGGTAAAGCTGGTGCCGGGTTAGGAGATAAATTAGTAAAAGGATCTAACTCTGCTGCATTTGCCTTAACTAACTTAGGCAGGGTTGCTCAGGATGCTCCTTTTGGGTTTATAGGTATTCAAAACAACTTAAACCCATTATTAGAATCATTCCAAAGGTTAAAAGCAGAAACAGGCGGTACTGGCTCTGCATTAAAAGCATTAGGTCAATCTTTAATTGGCCCTGCCGGGTTAGGTATTGCTTTATCAGTTGTATCAGCAGGTATTCTATTTTATCAGCAATATCAGCAAAAGGCAAATAGGGAAACCAAGGTTGCAACTGATTTAAACAAAGAACTTGCTGATAGTATATTAACAATTGCAGGTGTAGAACAAGAAGGTAGAAAAAATGCAGCAAAAGATTTATCAAATCTTCAAACACTTTACAATGCAACTCAAAATCTTACTATACCACAAAAAGAAAGATTAAAAATTGCTCAAGAATTAATTAAGCAAAATCCTGAATATTTAAAAGGTTTTTCTGCCGAAGAAGTACTTGCAGGGAAAGCTACAATAGCCTATCAACAACTTACAACCGCTATTTTAGCAAAAGGTCTTGCAGAAGCAGGTGCAGCAAATAGACAAAAATTAATTAACCAAAGACTTGAGCAAGGGGTAGAATTAACGAAAGCACAACAGGATTTAACTTTAGCTACTTCAAAAGTTAAAACTAAAGGACAAGCGTTGCCAGGTCTTGCTGCTGCTTTTGAATCATCTCAAATATCAAAGAACTTTACACAAGCAAATAATGCAGTTATAAAATTAAATAACGATATAAAAGAAACTGAAAAACAAATCAGTTTAGTTGATTCTGTTGTAACTGATTTAATAAACAAAAATGGTGGTAATATTTTATTTGATCCAGAAAACCCCAAAAATTTAAACAAAGAAGTAAAAACAACATCCGACATACTTAAAGCTTTAAGCGTTGATTTTAAGCAGATTGGAGCGGATTTTTCTATAACTTTTGGCAAAGGTAATGAGGAAAGAGTAGCGGCATTAAAAAAAGCAATTAATGACTTAATCAGTATTGGATTTACTGCTGATAGCAGTATTATTAAGAAACTACAAACTCAATTATTAGCTATTAGCCCAGATCAAATAAAGGCTCAAGGCAAGGAAGTTGGCGTAAATGCAGCAGTTGGAATAGGTGAGGGATTAGCAGCTACATCGCCAGTAATTGCAAAAGATTTTGGCAATACCTTAAAATTAGGATTAACCGATTTTCAGATATATGTCAATGAGCAATTATTGCCTAAATTACAGACTAACTTTGAAACTTTCTTTAATGATATATTAATGAATGGTAAGCTATCATTTGATAGTTTAGGCAAAGCATTATTAAATACTTTACTTTCAGTAATTGCTAGTGATGCAGCAAGGCAAGTAACAAGTTTATTAAAGACTAGCTCTGGTAAAGATTTTACCGATAGCAAAAAAACTGGAGGCGGTGGAATATTAGGTGGCATTGGCACATTGCTAGGTATAGGCAAAAAAGTTGCGCCAGTTGTAACTACTGCTGCTACTACAACGGCAGCTACCACAACTGCTGCATTAGCTCCGGCTGCTGCTGCTAGTCCATTGTTACCTATCTTAGCAGGAGTTGCTGCAATAGCAGGGATTGCATCTTTATTTAAAAAGAAACAACAAGCACCTATTCCACAAGCATCATCTACAATCAGTACAAGTGCGGCAGGATCTGCTCAGGACTTTGGTGGTGGTCGTGTTGTATTTGAGATTTCAGGTACTAACTTAATCGGTGTGTTAAACAGAGCAGGTGCTAAATTACAGAGATTCGGGCCATGAGTTATTCCCAAAAATATTATTTTACCTTTTATAGCGACAGAGATACTCGGATTGTTGATGGGTTGCCAGATGAATATTTGTGCAGTATCTCGCAGTTAGATTATGCAGGGGCAGCTACAGAGATTCAGGCT